GACCACGGCCTCTTTCTGGGCGAGCGTCAGCGGGATTAACGCACCCGCGAGATCCTTTTGAGCGGCCGTCACTTTCTTGGCACTTTCTTCTTGTTTTTTGTAGGCCTCGATATATTGGTGCACGACATCCGTGCTGATTCTGAGATGATCAGCAATTTCTGATTCGGAACGCCCAGCCGTCGTCGCCTCGACAATTAATGTCTTGTAAGCCGCAGATAATGACGCTGTTGCTTCCGTACCAGCCTTGACATCCGCGATCCAGTTTTTGAGGATCTGAGATTGACTTGTGAGGCCCATGTCAGCGCCAGCCGGACTGATCATCTTCGCGCCGGTGCCGGACGTGGACGCGGAGATCGGATTGCCTGTCCCGAGAAGATTGTCCGACAGCGAACTCAGCCACGGCGATGGGCCTTTCGGAATCAACATCTCCAGGCCCTGCGTCGCATAGGCTTTCATGGTGATGACCAGATGCGCGAGTTTCACGTCGAAGTCGGCCGCCGCCTTGATGTTCGCATCGCTGATAATGGCCTCCTTGGGCACCTCGTTCATCTTCGTTCGCAAGTCACTGAGGGCTGGCAGGAGCACCTTCCCTAATTTGCCTCCGAACAGGTCCGCGGCAAACGCGCCTTTCTGCATCGGATCTTCGACGTGCCCGACGGCCTCCGCAATTTGCAAGAATGCTTCTTGCGGCCCAGCCGCAATCAACGCCTTCAGATTCAACCCCAGGTCAGACACCGCACGGGTGGCGCTCTTGTCGCCACCAGCGAGCTTGGCACTCAGTTGTTCAACGCCACGCCCGATTTCATCCAGACTCAACCCAAAATCGACGCCCACGAAATTGAGTTTCTGCAAATCCGTCGTCGAGATCCCCGTGGCGAGGGAGAGATTTTTGAGTTGTGTCGCGCCTTCCAGTAAGCCTTCGGCAAATCCTAGAATCCGCTCCACGCTGAAGGCCGCCACAAACGACGCCACGACGGGCAACCCCGCAATGAATGCGCCCAGCGACTCTGTGGTTTTCGCGTGAAGGTCGTTCACGGCCGACGTAATCTTGCCGAAACTCGGCGGCACATCGATGCCGAGTGCGCGCATTTTCGCACTAGCCTCATTCACCGTCGTGCCGACACGTTCCAGTTCTGCTGAGGTGAGTTTGGCCGTCCCGCCAGCATCTTCAATGGCCTTGGCCATCAACGTGGCGTCCTGGATGATCTTCTGTCCGCTGAAACTGTTGCCCATGCGCGAGAGTGCCGCATCGACCTTGCCGGCACCGCTCTCGAACGAGCGGAGCTTCACATCGGCTTTATCGACCGCCGCGAGAAAGCTGGTGAAGTCGGCTTGGAACGTCGCGGAAATCGCCACGGTTACTTAGTCCTCCAGATCGTTCGACGTCGATTCTTTCGTGAGTTCCTCGAGCAGGATGTCAAACACATCCTGGTCTAAATTCGTCACCCACTCGTAGCGCCACTTCATGCGACGGGCAACGGCTAAGCAGGTGACAACGAACTCGCGCTGCCCTGGCCGTTTTTTCGTTCCGCCCTCGCCTTCTCGCTCGTCGTTTCATGGGCGCTCACGGCCGCGTCCACTTCGGCGTAATCCTCTGGCGAGAGATTCAACAGGGCCGCTTCGCTGAACGGCACGGGCTTGCCCGTCGCATCGGTGAACGACCAACCCACGACATAGGCGAGGATTTTCGTCAACCCGACTTTCTTCGGATCGAGCTGGACCCGTTCCCCTTGCCGCATATCCACCACTAGGTCGGTGTAGACCTGCCGGGCTTCCCCCGCGTTGAGCTCGGCTTTCACGTCAATCCAATCCGCGTCCTCTTCGGCTTGTCGCACGCGCGCCGCTGATGTCTCAATCTCGGCGGCCGTCGCAGGCCGTGCGGGCTTGCCGTCTGGTTGCGGTGGCCCCGTGGTAATGAGCAGCTGATGGGCACGGCGCTGGACCTCCGCCAGTTGGATTCGCACTACCTCGGGAGCGATAAACCGATTGCGTTTAGCCATGTCAGGACTCCTGCGGGCCTAACGACGCCGTGAGCGTCGTGCCCGTCATCTGCAGCGAGTGAATCGGCCAGCGCCAGACCCCATGCGGGTGACTGGCCTGGAAGACGAGCGGCTGCTGCGTCAGCCGAAACGTGTCCGATGTCTGCATCGTGCCCGTGAGCGTGCGGGCGCCGGCGTCGTTCGTGACGGTCCACTCTGTGAGCGTGCCGACGAGGTGATACGCCCAGCGCACCTCGCCGACCTCCCCGCGAATCGTCAGCGCCATAGACCCTAGGGTTTACGAATCCATGTGCCGTTGGCGACGAAGTTGGCCGAAATCGTCACCGGGCCGTTGACCGGTGTGACCACGGACGCATCGAGCCAGGCTGGACCGCTCCAGTACACCCCTGGCATGGCGGAGGACGGATAGAGAAACATCTTCACGCCATCCAGCGAATCAGCACCCGTGAAGATCGCCAAACCGGCATCATCGAGAAATCCGCTCAACGTCCCCTTGATGTCCTTCAGCCCTTGCACGTACGTTTTGTTGGCATCCCCAAAGGACGTCACTTCGGATTTGTCTGTGGCGAGATCGAGAGTCCAACTCGAGAGCGACGTTGTCGCCGCTGGCGTCCCTGAGCCCGTCGTGCTGAAATAAATCACCCCGCTTTTGCCATGGTACCTAGACACGTTTCACGCCCTGTTCTCTTAACTCGCACCCTGGGTCGTCGAGACGCACCGACCGCGTGCGAAGGCGGGTGCGGGATCACAGTGAAGACGGGTCGCCACTTCGTGTGCGGTCACTGGCGCCGCACCCCCGAAGGTTCGTACGTGTTGAAGATCGCCGATGATGGACGCGGCTCGCTGATGCCATGAGGCGTGCGCGACACACGCCGGCAGCGCCGCCGCCACCTTGGCGCGTCCGGCTGGATTCGCCAGCCATTGACGGATCAACGCTTCAGCTTCGGCTGGATTGTTAAAGGTCGGCACCAGATCGCCAAAGACTTCTGAGACTTCCTGGCGATACGTGCTTAGATGAAACGCCCCACACGCCGCCAGTTCGTAGGCGCGCGGGTTGAGCGATTCCGCATGGAGAATCCGCGGCGCATCTTTCCCCCACCCTATTGACGTGCGATAGAGATTCAAGCCGATCTTCGCGCGCCGATAGAGGCCGGCCGTCGTGACGTTGTCCGTTTGTTTCCCGCGCACAAAGCGCCGCAGCCGGTGTTTCGAGCCGAGGGAGTCCCACGATCCGTACAACCCTAAATCGATCCCGGTCCAGTCAATCGCGTTCAGCCATTCCACCCGTTCCTGAAACCCAGAGCCAACAAACACGACATCGTGGGCCGGCAGGGTCGCATCCGTGGACTGCGGTCCCGGTTGGTGTCGAATGGGATGCCAGCCGTGCGGGACGTAGCCGCTGTGCGGATTCACCGCTTGGAAGGCCGGCACCGAGGACCGTTCATTGGTCCAGCAGCCGTCGACAAGTTTCGCAATCCGCAATTCCTTCTCCAGGTCGTACGGCGATTCCGTAAAGAGCACGAACACCGGCAGGCCCGCTCGGCGCATCACCATGAGCACGTCCGGATGCACGAACATGGCACTGACGATCAAGACCGCATCAAGGCCGCCCCGGAAGACGTCGTGCCAGAGGGCCACCCAGAGCGCATCCCGGCCGGCTTGGAGAAAGACATCCGCCACCGTGGGTTTCTCGATCGTAGGATTGCGCTTTTTGGCGCGGCGCCAGTTCGCGTAGAGCCAACTCTGCGACCTAGCGATCCGGGCATCGAGCGCGTAGTCCACGACCTCCACGCCGTGATGGGTGAGTCCTTCACGCAGACCGGCGGCCACATCTGCCGTCGCCCACGAGGCTCCAGGACCGATCTGGAACACCTTCATAGCGAACAGGCCACCAAATACCGGCCACCACGTCTGACTCTGATAATCGACGCATCCACTTCATCCACCTCTCGGCCTCGTAAGAATTCTTCGCGCGTGATGGTCATCAAGGAATACCCAGCGACCGTAAGCGTGGCCTGGGCCGCCGGCGGCTGTGGCACCAGCAAGTCATCGATGATGGTCGCGGCCGTATGCACATCGGCGGCGCTCGCCGCTGGGCCACGGGCGAAAATCTCGTAGTGATGTTCCTCGAAACCTCGCGCGTTAAAAATGTCGGTATCCATGCCAATAATGAGCGATACCGTGACGTACTTGTCCGATCCTTGCGGCGAGAAATCTTCATAGACGCCATTGGGCATTAGGGCCAGCAAGGGCGCATGGGCACCGAGCTTCGCAACGAGGGCATTGCCGATGGCCGATGAATCAGGCATCGCCATGCACCTCCAGCCCTTTATTCACGAGCAGCGCCTTCAACTTGTCGTACATCGATCGTCTGCGCCGGATCACGGCGGGAATAAACACCCGACCTGGAGGCATGGCTCCACGATTGGCACCGAGACTGGTGTGGCGCAATTCGGTCCCGTGTTCAAAGATCGCCGCATGCTTAGCCGTGGACTTAACTTGTACGCCAGCCCCAAACGGCCCCACTGAGAGCGGCACCACTTTCACGTGATCCGCTAGGTTGCCCGTGCGTCGATGCGCCTGATAACCGGCTCGGATGTCTGTCGCGGCATCCTCAGCCGCCCGTTGCACGATGCCGCTGGCCTCGGCCGTCAACTCGGTCGGCAGATTCCGCAGCGACGTCCGCAATTCCGCCAAGCCGTCCCACTTCATGGAACAATCTCCGACACGAGCGCGACGGTTTCTACGCCTGCGCCTTCCGTGTCATCCACATCGAGTACTTCGCCGACATGGGTGGTGCCTGAGCGATCCGTCCACGTCAACCGCGTCTTCGTCGTAATGCCAGGGTGGTACCGACCGGTGAAGATATGCGTGGCGTGAGCCGTGATCGTGGCCGCGAAGAGGCGTTCAGTTGCCCGCACACTGGCCACTTCAATCGAGCAGCGCCACTGCGCCGGATCAAGGGGTGCATACGTGAGAGTGCCGCCACCTTCGCCATCCGGCACCGCCGTGCCGGGATTCGACAACGTCACCACTTGCCGCAGCGTGCCAATGACCACCGTGACGCTCATCGCACGCTCCACCAGGGCGCCGAGTTCCACCAGGAGGCTGAGTCATGCACGGTCGATCGGAGCACTTGCGAGGACAGCGCGGAGTACCGAAAGCCGTCCATCATCATCTGCACGCCGTAGGGCAACTCGAGCACCTGGCCCCGCCGCGCTTCGTGCACCGCCGTGCGGAACGTATCGAAGTGCCCGACGAGATAACAGATCACGCCGCGCGCGAGTTCTGGCACGTTCTCAGGCGCGGATCCATACCCGCAGGTGTATTGAATCCGCACGGCCCCGGTTTCGGCCCGAGCGATCGGCCACGGTTGACCCGCGACGGGTTCTACCCAACCACGGCGAGCATAGGGTCCCGCAGGCGCGGAGGTGCGAAAGAGATTCGCTGTCGGGGATCCACCGGTAAACGTCTGCAGCACGCCCGCACTGTCGATGTATTTCACGCTCGTCACGGACTGCAGCGGCGGATGCGGCAGTTCAATCCGCGCATCACCGCCACTCGCACCGACGGACGGAAAC